AGCTGATAGCCGGCTGATAACCGATAACATCAGACTGCCCGGTTCTCTCATGGATATAATGGCGGTCATATTTGTTTGGATTGAGTGCTGTGGTGGCATCTGTGAACCCTTCACCAATCAGCTCATAAGTCGGGCTGTCAGCTTTCGGTGTTACATCCATGAAACTTTTCAGTTCATCACGCATTCTTAACGGCATTTATATCACTCCTTTTATTTCTGTAAATATTCAAGTCTGCACTGTATTTGATACTGTGCACTATCAATATCTGTCTGGAACGCATAGCCCCAATTGACAGCACGAATGGCAACTGCCTGCTGCAGTTCCGAAAGCTCCGGAAAGAGCTTGTTGCGATTGCATTCATCAAGCCAGTGGGCAAAACGTTCATAAAAATTGCTGTTTTCCAGCTGCTGCAGTACATCGGGACCGTAATATTCACGGCTGGACACCACAAAAACAAATTGCCGGTAACTGCTGCCATTCAGATATTGCTTTATCACCGGATCTGCCGGAACAGGCTCAATGCTGAAGCTGTCCGGTTCTGCATCCAGGTGTTCCACGTTCACCAATGCCAGCTCACTGATAATCGGGCAGGTTTCCACAAATGCCTTTACACTTTCAATGATTGTCATCTGCATCTCCCCCCTGCTATTCTGGCAGCGCCCTGCAAAATGCTCTTCTGGTGCGCTGCTTTCATTCGTTCAAATGAATAGCTTCCACGCTTTGGCGCTCCATTGTATGTTAGGTCCTTATCAGTTACACGCTTTTTTTCACCTTTCTTTGCCCAGGGTGAACCATTAGCGCCCACCATCAGCTTTCCATAATACAGATATCTGGCATATGGTGCATTGTATCTCACGATACCGCTTCCGACATCTGTGCCATGAATCCCCGATTGAATCAGCTGGCCACTCTGAAATGGCATATAAGGTGCATTCAAGCGTAAAACTTCACTATCGATGTATGTCTGTACAGCTCCATGAGCTTCCAGACCTCGGGAAGCCAGCAAAGCCTGGGTGCTTTTTATCACTACTCTAGTTTTTAGATCCATTACTTTGCACCTACTTCCCAATGGTCCAATGGCGTACCGAATATTTTTCGGTCAACCTTTGTGATGGTCAAAACGTCATCATACTGTCTTTCCAGGTCAGCAAGACGGTTTTCATCATCAAACACAAAATCAATTTCGCCAAAAACAATAATATCTCCGGCATTTACGGTCCATTTCCCGGTCTTATCCGGAAGAGCTGCAAACTCTTTTGGTGATTTATACCTGGTTCGGTCTCTCGATGGGATAATAATCACTGCACTGTCATCATTATCAACAGCACCGCTTCGGGCATTGATACCACGCACATTATCCCATAAGATACCTTCAATCACTGTGCGCTGCCATTTATCTTCCCGGCCTTCCCGGTACTTGTTGTATATCGTGCAAGTATGCGGAAACATAGCTAACACCACCTAACACGGCGAACATATTCCGTACCGTCCAGATAAAGCATAGCGGCATCATACAGAGCGCTTTCCCCGGTTTTTGATTCGTTTTGCACGAATGTCCGGCTCCAGCTCCCTACTTTCTCACTTGCCACTTGCCCGCCCGATTCATTTCGATTCATAGCATCAGCCACAGCGCAAATCGCCATCTGAATTGCTTCAGCTTCCGCATCATACTTTGATACGAGCTTTTTCACATAATACTCGGAACGTTTTGCCAAACGACTAAACACATCTTCCGGCAGTGTTCCGCCATAGTTTTCAACATAAAATGTGTAGTCCAGCATGGCTTATCACTACTCCTGTACTGCAGGTTCCTGTGCTACCGGTGCCACAGGTGCCACAGGTGTTACAGGTGGCAGTGTTTTTTGGATTTTTGTAATTTTATAGCCTTTTTCGCGGTACCAGTTCAGCACCCAGCCTGCAGGGATTTCCGCTTTGCCATTTGCAAAATGCACACCGGCGGCGCCTACGCCGCAGAATTCCTTAACGGGAGATTCCACCAGATACATTTCGCCCTGAGTTTCTTTTTTCTTAGCCATATTGTTTCCCTCCCAAGATTAGAGCACTTTGATATTACGCAGAACACCGGCAGCGTTTGTATTTTTCAATGCAACTGCTGCAACCATTTCCACCTCACCTGTTTTTACAGCGCCAGGAGCGTTAAAATCAGGCAGATACTGTTTGATTGCGCCGTTACCTGTCAGGGTTACACCGCAGAAACCGTTCTGAATATCGAATTTAACAGCATAGATATCTGTTAAGCCGGAAACTTCTTCTTCGTCAATTGTTCTGGTTTTCATATCAATAATTGGAGTTTCGTCTACGGTTTCGCCATCTTCGTCAACAGTTACAACGTTTTTCAGGTCAATCATTCTTACTTTATTTTCACCGATTGTGGTAACAACACGGCCAAACGCTTCTTCAGATTCTGTTTTGTACCCTAATTTACGGGCAACAGTCTGAATTTTTGTTTTCATGCCTTCGTTTACCATGATTGCATCAGCACCGGTGCTGTTAATCAGTTTCAGCAGTTTTTCGTAGAAAATATCTGCATTTGCTGTCACTGCATCCATAGTAGACAGGTCGATATATTCATCAGCACCGTATTCGGTTTTCTGACCTACCAGGAATTTGTCCAGACCGTCAAAACCATTTTCATTTGTTGCAGCATCGCCGTTGATCATAGCATCATGGAATGTGCCGATTGCGCTGATGATTTTTTCTTCCATCTGCAGTGCCATGTTGTTGAAGTTGCCTTCTGCTTCTTTGATTACACGGTCAATCTGGAACGCACCGCCGAAGATTTTTAAATCTACATTTTTGCGTTCTACAGTTGCTTCGCTTGGTGTGTATTCAGTATTGATAGCACGGAAGCCTGTTGCAGACGGTTTTTTCTTCTGCACATAGCCATATACCATTGTGCTGCCGCCTGTTGGAGATACTGTATTATCAAAAGGCAGCAGTTCTAAAATTTCAGAATGACGAATAAATGTATCGATAACATTCTGTGCGACCTTATCGGTCATACCTTCTCTCATTTCCTGTAATGTAATTGGCATAATAAATCAATCCTTTCGATTTTTTATTTAGAATAAAATTCGGCTAATGCTCCGGCCAGAGTATTGTTTTTACCCGGCTTTGGTTCATTGCCATGATCACCACCGGTTTTCACTGTCGGTCCCGGCGGATCTGCAGGTTCTGGATCTGCTGGCGGTTCGCTTGATTCAAACAGCCATGCTTTATCCTTCTGCAGAGCTTCCATTTGTGCATCCAGCCCCAGAAGCTTTTCGCCATCAAGCTTAATTTCATCAAGCTTCAGCAAGGCTTTGGCAGCTGTCACGTCTCTTACTTTTGCCTGCATCAGAGCCAGATTCAATGCGCTGTCACGTTTTGTGGCAAGCATATCGTCATCATACTTCTTCTGCAGGTTTGCCAAATCGATTTTCAGCTTTTCCGGGTCAGTGCCTTCAAATTTCTTTGCAGCGTCCTGCAGTTCTTTGATGGTGTTCTTTGCGGTAGCAAGCTCAGCCTGTAAATTTAATACTTTACCTTGCTCACGCTGAACCGTTTTTCCGTGTTCAGTCATGATCTGGTCAATCAAATCACTGGTCAGCTTGGTGCCGTTCAGTTCCAAACCCTCTAAAAACTCTCTTTTCATGTGTATCCTTTCTGTCCGTTACGCTTTTTAACGAGGTCGCGTCCTCGCACGGTTCTGCACTTTCGCCTGCAGAATAGCGAATTTTGAGAATAAAAAATAAGCCAGTTTTACGCCATAGCTCAGGGCATGAAAAACAGCATCCATCAATTAAGACGAATGCTGTTTCTTTTTAGGTAGTGGATCTTCATGTACGCCATTTTCATTAAAAAATTTATCACCGGGATTATCTTTCCATGTTTTCATATAATGAGTTTTCAATTCTTCATCCAAATCGTTAATGGATAGATTATTATCTCGAGCAATCTTATTGAAATCATTCCAATGTGTTGTTTGTAGTAATGCTTGCTTCAATTCTTCATTCATCATGCCCCAACTCCTCAATGAATTGATACAGCAATAAATCTTTATCTTTTAATTGTTCCGGCCACATACAATAATACCGATAACCTTCAGCAAAATACTCCAGCAATGTTTTTACATTGAATGTGAAATCAGAATAATTGATTCTCTCATTACCTTCGTAGTCTTCATCATAAACACGCTTCTGGTATTGTGTAATAAATTTTCCATTTTCAATATCCAAATATTGAATTGGTTTCTCAAATGTTTCTGAATCTGTAATGACAGCAAACGGAGAAACGGTTTCCAATCCATTGTTTAAAACATCGATGAATTTTCCATCATGATACAAATCAAGTTTTGTTTCCAGCGCATGAGCCAATTCGTGAATCACCACACCGGGCTCTTCAATTGCTTCACGAGGAATACTCATAACTTTTGTGGCTCGATTATAAGAACCGGATCTACCGGCCACAACTTCAATCTCTTTTACATAATCATCAAGCAACTTGCGATGCTTTTCTGGAATCATATTCAGATCAGATTGAATATAAGCAGCAATGGCTTTATCATCCGCAGAAGTGCCAAGTCCTTTGACGGGGATAAATTCCGGGATAACGGTTCTTTTTCTTCCCGGAAATATTTCTTCCCTGCTGTATTGTCGCTTAAAGCCTGTCTGCTTAATAAAACCATTCATGCTGTCGCGCCAGTATTTTAGTTTTGCGGTACTTTCGGCACTGCTTTGACCAACTGCTTCAAAGGCTTGCTTTTCCCGCTTAAAACGGCGGATATTTCGCTCTATCTTGCGCTGTATCTGGCTGGCTTCATACTCGGTCAGCATTTGACCATTGTATTTGACCTTCTTGCGGTTCATTTCATCCAGTTCTTTTTGTGAATAGGCATTTACGCTGATACCCTCATAGAATGGATAGAATGTGTGGCGGCAATTGGCACCACATAACCCGGTCACTGTTCCATATCCGGTACTGCTTACGAAATCCGGATACTTTTTGTGTTTCCCGCTCCGGCTGAATATTTTCCCTTGCCATTCAGCGTGGCTTGGTCTGGCTCCGGCATGAGCAGATACAGCCACAAGGTCACATTCTGCTTCATCGGCTCTCTGTAGCTGTAATTCGGCACAAGTCTGGTTAATTCCTGTCACAAGATTCATTCTGACAGCAGATTCTAAGCTCATTTTACGCCCATTTTTATATTCAGCAGCGGAAATGCCCTGTTTCGCTAAGTCTTTGACCGCAAATTTGATAGCTTCATCCTTGCTGAATGCACCGCTTACCACTTGCATATGGGCTCTGTCCAGTGCGTCAGAAAACTGTCTGCTTCCCTGATTGGCAGTGGTACGGCATAGGTTTTCAAAATATCCTTTTGTGCGTTTGATTCCTGCATTTAGCGTGGCCAAAAGTGCAGCAGACTGATTGAGTGCTGTAAGGTCTTTACCTGCCTGCTTATGCACGGAATCATCATATTTCAGGCTTTCACTGGCAGCAATGGTCATCAGCTCTTCTATTTCCTGCTCGGTCTTGCCGGCAGCACCGGATAGCCGTTTCAAAATCATCTGATAGGTGTTACCCATCTCAATTGCCTTCTGAAACTGCCAGTCTGCAGCAGGAATAAATAGATCCATTGCATTGATACGGCCTGCCATATCTGCTATAATGTCAGCTTCAAGCTGCGCATACAGGCGAATCAGATTATCAGGCAGTTTCTGCAGCTGTTCCGGCGTAAGCATGACTTATCACTCCTCAAACTGCAATTTATCTGGCTGATTGCTTTCAATCATGGATTTTGCTGTTGCTTCATCTTCGCCATACCATTTCATGCGATATTCATACTTCTGCATGATACCGTCCCGCACTTCCTGCTGGTCCCGCACTCGTTCAGACTCCTTATCGATAATGTAAGAATCCTCAAAGTTTACGGTCAGTTCTGCGTTTTCGCCCACAGTTTCACCAAGAATTGTTTTGGCTGCCCAGAGAACTGCGCGAACAATATCTTTTATGAACTGTTCCACGGCAATATAATGCTTGCTTGCATTCTGTACAAGTTCCTGTTTATCACCGGTATACTGTGTTGCTGTTACAATGCTTCCGGCATTAAACTGATAATGTTTTGTGCCCAGACCGCACTTAAATGACAGATAATCCAGCTGCGCCTGCACAGCATCTTTATCTTCCTGAATACGCAGCGCAGGGTTGAATTCATGAATCAATGTATTTTCATCCATTGTCACTTCATCCCCAACAGTCATAAACAGCTGCTGGGCAACATCATCCGGTGTGATTGTATTTCCCTTTTCATCAACCTGTACCAGTGTTTTGTTAAAAAATACTTTCTTCCCGCCAAGCTTCAAATCACGACAGAAATTATTGAATGCCAGGTCAACGCCCTGCAGGTTATCAATGGCATCGGCAAAGATACTCATGCCAAGACCCATATTGCCGTCAAAATGATTTACAATATTCGGGCTTACAATAGCAAATAGCGGAATATCAGAACCTGTTCTGAATTCTTCCACCATGCCCTCCGGAAGGTCACGCTTGCGCAGCGTGCCGTTTTTCTCTTCCAGATACTCATTGTAGATAACATACTTGCCATCTTCCAACAAGTGCCGTTCCAGATAATAAAACTCTTTGCCTTTGTCCAGTACACGGCTCGCAAAAGCAACCTCAATGATTTTGCCTTTGCGTACAGTGATTGGATAGATATACTGTGCCGACAGATACTCAAAGCCAATTTTTGCTTCCTTATCCGGCTGCACAGTTTCACCATTCAGCTTCACATTCTCCAGGCGCAGCAATACAGCACCGGTACCGCTGTAAAATGCTTTTTCCATCAAAGCATTGCCCTGGTTCCAGAACTGATTGACACCAAACACACCGCCTGTGCCGTCTTTCCCTTGCAAAAACGCACTGGCTGCTTTGTCTTCCATCTCGATACTGGTCTTTTCATTCAGCAGAATGGATGCCCAGTCTTCACACACTTTTTTGCCCATCTTTAATGTGTACAGGCTGCGTTTGATAATAGAATTATCAAGACCTAATTCTGTGAAATCATGAAACGGCTTATATTTTCCGCGCCACCAGTCTGCCCACAGCATGATCATGTCATAATAATCGCTGTTCAGATTATATTTGTACTGCTTGTTCAGATAAGCAACTACCACATTAGAACTCAATTGTTTCACCTCCCGGTTGGTATCAGTTTTGGAATAAAGCGTTCCCAGCTGTATTCAAAACCGTCCAGTATATCAATATCTGTACTGAAGTTATCCAGACGGACATCTTTGCCTTTTTCTGCTTCTTCACTGTCCCATACTGCAGACTGCAAACCGCCGATTACCAGATTGCATTCAGGCATAAAAAATACCCTGCCGGTGTTCAGCAAGGTATTGGTGCAGATAATGCGCTGCAGTATTTCGTTTTTTGCACTGTCACCGATAGCAAGTGAATATCCTGCATTTCTACAGGCTTTACGCATACCGTTAATCAGGTATTGCGCCTCACTATCCGCAAAACAGTATTTGATATAGCAATGGGGATATTGTGCTTTGATGGTTTCGTGAAACTGCATAAACTCACGATTTACCCTGTCGCTGTCAATATCGCCTTTGCGTCCTTTGATATGATGGTCCTTGATGACCGTCAGTTTCTTATATTCATGATGAATGGCTGTAGCAACAAACGTTGTAAGCGACCTGTTGCCCCCGAAGTCCACACCGATTGTAATAAACATGACATCACTGAACCATTGGTCACGCTCTTCCTTGCTTTTGAAATCCAGAATCCATTTCTCCGGAGTATCGGCAAACTGCTGATACACAAGACCGTCAGCAGGGCAGCGCTGTCCTAATATATCACGACGATACCAGACCGATGCAGGATCATACTCACTGATAATTTCCTGTTTTCGTTCATCAGATATCGTTACATTGTCCATAATGGTAAAATGCGAATAATTGCATCCGCCAAGGAGCGTCCCTGCTTCCTGTTTCTCACGATATCGGTCGATATAATCTTTATAGATTAATGCGTTTGGATTGTCCGGGTTCAGGTCCCAGAATATCTTTCTGCGCCCTGCAGCCAATAAACGATTGTGCGCCTCTTTGATAAAACTGTCATGGTGCAGGTTGATTTCAGTTGCAATCCACATACCGTAAGAGTTACCGCGGATTTTTCGGAAGCTGTCAGCCTTACCGCCCCCAGCAAAGATAACAATCTTTGTTTTAGGACCTTCCGGACAGCGATAGATAAATAATGCATCATTGTCCTTGAACTTGCCCCACCGGCACCTGCCTTTGAATAAATATTCCAGTCCAAAGCCATTGCATTCTCCCAGGTTCAGCTTTGCAGTACCAAGAGTAGAAGCAGTGGCAAGGTGAATCTTATCCGGTGACGTCTCCAGTTCTTTGCGGAATGCATATACATTATCCACTGTCTTGCCGGCACGAACTGCACCTTCTGCAATATTAAACGTGTTATTCCTGCAGTTTCTGATATAATCAATATGCTTTTGTCCAAACTGCAGGTTCAGTGTTTTCTTTTTAGGAATCGCCATAGATCATCTCATCCAGTTCACTTAAATCTTCTTCAAACTCACCGCCGCTCTGGCGCTGTTCCAGAAGCTTCGTGCGTTTACGTTCCAGTTCCAGTTTTTCACGCTGTACTCGATTTACTTCCTGCGTACGCACCAGCTTTTCTAGCTGTTTCATACAGGCCTGTATACCTGCTTCCCTATCTTCTTCTGAGATGTCCTTATTGTGTCTGACACCAAAGCCATCATAGAAAAAATCATGTTCACGGGTCAGCAGCTTGGCAAGCTTTAATCTTAAGAGTCGTATTTCTTCTTCCAGATCTGCATCACCCGGCATTTGATTGTATATCTCTTTTTCTTCTTCCGGAAGGAACTTTGCATACAGCGATTGATATGCTCCATGCTTTACAGCATTAACATTCCCTTCCGGTGAACCATGTCCGACAGCATTCTGGTTTCCCGGCTGACCGCCTTTATTTTTGTGTGCACCCTTTTTATTTTGGGTGCACCCTTTTTCAGGCAGTGCACTTGCTTTACGGCTCCAGTTGTTTCGTTTCTGCCAACTCTTTACTGTATTGATTGAGACGCCGTATTTATCAGCAATTTCTCTATATTTCATTCCTTTTAGATAATCTTTATATGCTAGGTCTTTTGTATCCAAGCAACACCACCTCTCTGTCTATTCGTTTGTTTTTTTCATCAAGCCTTGCAATACCCTCGCAAACCCTTGCAATGCTTCATCTTTACTTGTCACTTACTCGTCGTTACTTGTCAAACTATGTAACGCGCTCTGCCGGAGTTGCACCAGCGTGCTGTACACCAGCTAATCTATTTGAGCGCATGAAAAAAGCAGCCCATTTCTGGACTGCTAGAATATTCTTTTGCAGAAAATGATAATATTTCGCAAAAAAATGTAAAGTATGTCTTGCTATTAAAATTAACCAAAACACTCAATACTTCTCTGGATGCGCTGCGCATCTCTAAAACTGAATAAAGCAATAAGCTATTTTACAATTAAATATAAAGAATAAATAGGCAGTGGCAAAATGTCGCTACTTATTTAAAATAAAAAATGAAAAGTTATTACATTAATTCTATTTAAAATGCACTTGTCATTTAAATAGTCTCATCTCGTTATACATATGACTTATTCTCTACGTTTTTCATTATACAGTTCTTTTTGATATTACAATTCTCTTTAGATGCTTTTTGTTCGGAGAATTTTTCATGTAAATAGTCTATATATAACTTGCTTGCTTTTTGGGAATCAGGCTTAATCTTTTGTTCCATTATCAACACCCCCAAAATTATTATAATAGTATTGTGGATTTAAGTTCCCATCAAAATAATGTTTTCTCTTAATCCATATAAAACCTTCTGTCTTTGATATAACTGCTACGTCAATCGGTCCACCAACTGTTCTAGATATGTTGTCTATAGCTATTTGACGTCGCAACGAAGTTAAGTTAATCATTGATTCTGCCATAACAGACAATTCTTCAATTGGAAGTGAACCAATTGATTTTCTAATAGGATTGAAATAATTCTTATGTGCTTCATTAACAATTTCATTTACAATATGTGCCGTACAAATTTCCAATTCCTTTTTCACTGCTTCTTTTCCTGTTGGTGATGAAAACAATCCTGCCGGAAGTTTATCTATATCATCATCTAAAGTTTTAGGAATTATTCCTTGTATATACCTTAAAAAATTATTATTTAAACCGTATAAAAAAGTTTCCATTACATCTACTTGAGCTAATGGTGTAATTGAGTAATTATTTTTCTCACTAATAACATCTTCTTTAACTATTCGTACTTTTAATTTACCATTCACAAAACCAGATAAATGTAAATGTACCATTGATGGATATATTTCCTTTTTGCCATATCCAGCAATTGCAATTCCTACATAGCCACTACGCCAAAAATCTTTACTTACCATTCCAAGCGCTACATCCGTTAATATTTCTATATCTTCATCATCGAACTCTTTATATTTATCCGCAACAAATGTATATATTTCTTCCCAATACTTGCAAACCAAATAAGTATTTACATCAAAATCTTCTAACTCGTCAAATTGTTCTGCAAATTTTTTATTATTTTTTACAACTTCTTTGTAAAAAAGTTTATATTCTGCATCAGTTAACTCTCTGCCTTTTTCTTCAACCTTATTTCTATACATCTGTTTTACAGTCTCGTCTAATCCGGCAAAAAAATCTTTAACAACTGAATATACGAAAGATTTTTCGTTGATTGAAAACCTAAATAATTCATCATTTTTTACTAAAAAATCAAAAAAACTATTAATATACTCTTGTAATGTATCGAAATATTCTCCAGATTGATCAATATATTTTCTATATTGTTTTAAGATAATTTCTACTGGAACATTCATAAAATTAGCGTCAGCATAAATCAGCGCCCCTATTGGCTCTTTTCGCGACAACGAAAACAATTTGTTTACTGAATTATGAATTGCTACACCGCCACCAATTGTTACAGCACTATCAGCAGCAAGCGCTACAGCATGTTGATTCATAATGCAAATACATGCACTCATAAAAACACCCCTTGTAAAAAGACTTCTTAGTAGAATAATACTAAAAAAATATAGTAATATCAATATTTCATTGAAAGCAATTGATGATTTTGCATTTACACATCATCTGTAAAACATGTGTCATAATTGATGAGATTATATTATGCAAATAACGAATAAAAGCAGGTTGCCGTTTCCGGTACCTGCTTTTATTCGTTTAAGGAGTG